TAAAATTCTTCTAGCATTTCGTAGAACTCTTCACCGATTTGGCTGACATACGCATTAAACAATTTTTTCTCCTGTTTCTCTCTCACCACAAGATCTATTGTACTCTGATCTCTGGGAAAGTCAAGGCTTTCCTGGCTGTTGCATTAAAGCAACAACGTCGTCGTTTTCCTCAGTAACGCCGTCCCAGTTTCGACCGCACCAGCCGCGGTCAAGACCATAGCTGACGCAATCCCTAACATATTGCTCCTTTGCTGTATCTACTTTAGCAACTGCTTGTACAATTGTTTGTTGAGGTTGAGCAATTGGTATTTGCGAATCGACAACTGTTTGTGGTTGTTGCTGATTCGCATTTCTATGATCAATGTATCCAGCTAATCCGCAAAAGATTACAACAAATCCAATCGCACCAATTAAAACAATTCTCCAGCAATAATACAACAAAAGTCCAATTATTGCTGATACAAAGATAAATTCCACATTAATTCCTATTGGAGATATGGCTCACAATGCACATTAACTGGAACCATAACTTTAGATCCAGTATCAGTTCGAACAGAAACATATTCTACATTAGGGCGCATCTTTGCAAATAAACATTGTTTAGCTGCTTGAATTGCTTCATTACGTTCCATTGCATCTGGACCATTGTAATTGTTTAGTTTATATACTGGATTTACAATTGCAGCAACCTTTTGTGGCTCATTTCGACCAATTGAATTGCCAATTTTAGATGAAGTCTCAAAGGTTGAAGCACAACCAGTAAGTAGCGCCACAACCACACCAGACGCGATCAATTTCCTCATTTCGAACTCCTTTTCGGGTTTATTTGATTCTACTATTGTCTAATAAATTTCAAGGAAAGTCAAGAACTATTTCACGTTCTGTTGCGTAAAAGCAACAAAAACCAGCTCTATAGGACGCTCTATAGGCTGGTTTCGGCTCACGGGTGATGGGCGAGTAAGGGGAAGGTTCTAAAACGCTCCTGTGGCGCGTCCTATGACCGGTTCATTGAATCTAGAGAGGAATCGTACTCGCGCAAGGCGTTAATTTCCGCAAGTGTGATAGTAAACGGTTTGATATCAGCAGTTGTCAATGCACTAAAGTTTGTTGTAGTCAATGTGGGAATTGGTGCAGGATCCGACATAAAACTTTGTTGAAATTCAGCTGTAGTAAATGTATTCTTATCTTCATCCCGAATTGCATTCCAAACAGTTTGAAATGATTCATTCAATGAATCAGAAGTGTCAATGATATTTTGCTCTATAGAATACAATACTGACTTGATAACTTTCATATCAATCTCACTTTCAATTCCAGCAATAACAAGTTTAAAAATATTCTTAAAATCTTCAACTTTATGAATACTTTCTTCAAGATTAATCAATTCATTATAGTGTTTCATAGCAAACTCCTTTTTAATCATCTTCGCCAATTGCGTAAGTTACATCATATCCGCCTTTACGGTCGGTCCAACAATCATCGTATGTCCATTCCCAGCCAAGATCGAAACCATTGTTTTCTGCGTAATCGACAATATCAATGGGATCCAATAGACCCTCTTCAAATGCTTTTAGCTGTAATTCCATTTCATCTTCATCATCAGAATAAATTTGACGAATCAAATCTTCGTCAATTTCAATTTCATATTGTTTTTCGACTTGATGCCATTCCGATTTAATCACTCTCATAACGAACTCCTCTTTTAAGCTAATTTCAAACTTTTCAATCTATCAGCAGCGTAAGAAGCAGCAAATGCTTTAGGCTTTATCATTGGAATCACATTGCAAGTACCTTTAATAAATCCAATCGCTTCATTGATAACGCAAGAACTTCCAAACATTTCGCTTGGATTAATATCCAAATGAATTTCTACATGCCTATCTTCTAACACATCAGCAAGTTTCAAATATAACTCAGAAACTTTATAAACCTCATTCATCAAACGAAACCTAGGTCTAGCAACCTTTTTATCAAAGTCCCGCTCTCTTTGTACTTCACCAAATAGTTTACATCCATGCTTACCATCTATATGAATCACAATTGCTAATATGTAGTCTGCATGCCATACACCGTTCACATTAACTCTTTCCGAATCACATCCAATATATATTTTAGTATCCTCCGATTGATTTAAAATAAATTCTTGTACTTCTTCTATTTTAAGTTTGTGGTGATACACATTACTTCCTATTGTTGTGACAACTTACTATTTATTTCTATGGGTTCCTAGGAGAATGTGGGACATCAAACACAAATGTAATTCTGTCTATTGTGCCATTATTCCATGCAGAATGATATTTTTTATTGTCGAACCAAAAAAATGTTCCGGGTTCTATCTGTCTTTCTTCACCGTCAACTTCATACAAATATGTTCCTTGCAATGATAGATGATACCTATCTCTCGTTTCGTAATATGTACCATCGTCAATATGTCGACCAACACTATCATTTGGATTTAACTTAAAGAATGCTGCCCTAGATGTTTCTTTAATTCCAAACTTTTTAAGATATTTCCTTACGGCAGTATACTTATTGTAAAGTGGTGTGCGTCTTTGCAATTCTGAATTCTTTGGATTCTCGTCAGCATTACGAACCATAGCCATTACTAGTGGAAGAAACCCATATGGATTCTTTTCGCCTCCAATCTTAGAATAGGTAGAAACGGCTTGCCAGTCTTTATCTTCAATCTGACCAAGAATTTTACTTACATCAATTCCAGTTTCAATGAATCTAAAATTGCTCATCGCCGTACTCCATTAACTTCATATATTGTGTTTCTGGAAAATTGTATCTATCAAAGTGATCTGTGTTTGTTTTTCCGATAGGCATTACGTTTACACCAACAATGATTCTATACTGACAATTCGTAGGACTTGTTTGATGTGTTGCCCATGCTGGAAACATAATTAATGTTCCTGGTACGAATTTCATTTCTTCATGGGGTTTCAACATTAATTCTTTCTTCTTCGATCTTGCTGGTTTCAATACATATTTCTCTGCACTTAGATTTTGAAATACTGTTCCACTTGCAGAACCATCAACATCAAACATGTGAAATGAACCACCCAAAAAACTATTTCCATGACTATGCATGTGATGAAAGCCTCCAGGTTTTTGTCTAGTTGCCCACATACTTGTAATACCACATGAATCCAAATAACCCATATCATTCATCGCATACTTACTACAACTATGAATGAATTCGGTTAATTTTTTAAGTGTGTGATCTTTATGTAGATTTGCTCTAGTGATTTGAAGTCCGTTTTTCTCACGTTCCGAAATGTATAAATTATCCTGTGCAAGATATCGCACAAAATATTCTTGATCATTTTCAAAGTCTGGATAATGGAATCTCCAAACTGGAGTATAAAATAGTTTATGTAATTCGACTTTCATTTTCTTTTTAAATTGGTGGGCCCAGCAGGACTTGAACCTGCGACCAACGGATTATGAGTCCGCTGCTCTGACCAACTGAGCTATAGGCCCGTGAGATTTATTACTATAACACTAAATTTATTTAATGTCAATGTGATTTTGGTGGGGCTGGAGAGACTCGAACTCTCAAGCCGAAGCGTCTGGGCTTAAACCAGATGTGTTTGCCAATTTCACCACAGCCCCATGTAATAATTCGTTAGCCCTACTATAATTAGCTCCTTTTGGCGTCAATCCAAGTTTTAACAATGCTTGTCTAATATTTTTAGTTGTATTTAATGCTTGCAAAAAATCATCATCAGAAACATATTGATCTTTTCTTTTATGTATGTTTTTCCCTTTCCAAGTTTCGGTAAATGAATGACAGTTAGGACATAATAGTTTCAAATTCTCTTTAACATTATTTTGATTATTTCCGTCTATATGTTCCAATTCTAATGTTATAGGTTTATCCAGCCATTTAGATAAACCACAATTTTCACAATTATGCCCACGTTCATTAATCAAAAATCCTTTATGATTTCCCAATTTACCATATTCGAATTTTGTATTTAAAAATTTATTTTTACTCCAAGCCATTCTTTTTTTAGTCTCTTCTGGTAGATTTTTATATCTCTCTGATCCAGAAATTCTTAAACCATTTTCATATACTTTTTTTGTCGATTCTCTATTTTTAGATTTTATGGCTGGACAAGATTGTGATCTTTGTAAACACATTAAATTTCCCGAACCATTTTTATATGTGGCTACATTCCCACATCCATACGAGCATAAATCAGTAGTAATTATTGGATTTGCTATAAGTTTCATAAAGCGACTCCTGTTAAAACGGTATACTTTATTTATAAAAAAACAAATGTATACCATTCCACCACTCTCGCATTTCTGTATCATATCACAAGATTTCCTTCGTTGTCAACTTCAATCCAAGTAGAGTCTCCCATGTATCGAACTCTACTTATGTATTCGTAATGCTCTGGTGCGCCACAAGTCCAATCACTCGGACCATTTATAGTTAATTCAATGGTGTTGGTTTGTCTGTTTAGAAAAAGCCAATAGCATTGACCATGAAAGACTTGAAATTTATACTCTGCAGCATGTACAGCATCAGTAATGTACAATCGACGCTTGATTTGATCTGCTTGCTTTTGAAGCACATGCACCATTTCCATAATACGATCATATTCTTGTTGGGCATGCATTCTCGCAACATTAAGCATTAAATCTTTTTGCTGCTTTACTGGAACTAACTCAAACTTCGGTGCACCTGCTTCTGTTGGATACTCTGTGACATTTCTATTCAAGAAGGTGACAAGACTATCTCCAATTTTACTATCAAAACTAGTTCGACCTTTGGATATATTAGACTTGTCACCCATTATCACTCTTGTTCTAGAGGAATATACTCGTCTTTATGACAACCGCAATTAGGACAAAGATAGAACATTGGCAAGTCTTCAAACTTACCATCAACTTCTTCATCATAAATGTGATTGCATACTTGGCATTCGTATTTCATAAAAAACTCCTAAAAAATAAAGTGGCGCGACTGGCAGGAATCGAACCTGCGACCCACAGCTTAGAAGGCTGTTGTTCTATCCACTGAACTACAATCGCATTGTGAAAACATTATATAACACTAATTCCTGGAAATCAAGTCATCCACGAACTCTATCAATAACTGATGATGTTTGTAGTCATGCCATTTGGATTCTAAATATTGCCAAGGCTCTTCGTACCAATATTTCATGCTTTCTGGATGGCAACCAATTAAGCCAACTCGCCGTTGTATGATTGCCATCGGATCACCGTTTGCATATCTAGCAATAACATCAAATTTTGATTCATCGCCTATGATAGCACATCCATCATAAAAATACATTTCTTGTTCAGAACCTTTCCAATTCACTTTTGCTGTAGTTGCATATGATCTTCGCACATCAGCACTATCTCGTTTGATGTACTGAACAACATCCATATCATTCACTATATCAAAATATCTTGGAGCTGCCCAATACGCACCCATACATATTCCTAGATAACGTCCGCCCCAGAATACATAATCTGCAACTTTGTTTGCAACTTTTCTTTTGAAAAGATAATGATAAGAATTACTATCACCAATTCCGCCTGGGAATATTACGCAATAGAATTGATTTAGATTTAAATCGCCAGCCAATTCATCAATACTAAATGTCTTCACCTCATACTTTGAAGATAGTATTGCTGAGATTGCGAGGCAGCAATCTTGAGAACACTCTGGATGATTAATGAATAGTCCGACTTTTTTCATGGAGCGGGATATCGGAATCGAACCGATGACCGAAGATTGGAAATCTGCTGTTTTGCCATTAAACTAATCCCGCATTTACTTTATGCAATAAGTCTTTTCTGCTTTACTTTCTCTGCTGTTTCTTTTAACACAACTTTTAGATTTTCAACATTTTTTAAAATCTCTGCTGCATCTTCTCGCACATTAGGATTGAACGCTTTAAAATTATCTCCATGACCAATCAATAGATGACAGTCATTGTCCATGCATAGTGTGATTAGATTGCTTTCTTCCAATTCTAATTCTGGATGCAAATGAAATGGCTGAACGTGATGCACATTCAAATGATCTTTAGAACCACACGCTGCACATGATGGATGCTTTTTAATAAAATGATGTTGAACTGTAGGCCAATGTGAACTTCTTTCTTGCGTGATTCCTTTGTCTTTATTGTCTAACTTCTTTTGACTCTTTTTTCTGCGCGCGGTTGTTGTCATTTTTATTATCCTTTTTGATGGTGTGCCCCTTGACAGAATCGAACTGCCAATTGATGATTACAAATCAACTGTTATACCATTTAACTAAAAGGGCTTCGAAAACATACACATTATTGGCTCCCCGACCTTTATTATATCCTAATTTTAAATATGCATCTAATTCATTTTTTTTAATTTTTTTATTACCATCTTCGTTATATATCCAACAAGTTCCATATTGTGAATTTCTTTCACCTTGCTGATGGAATATCTTCGATAGAGTTTCTTTACGTTTTTTATTAGATTCTTCGGAGTTAGCTAACTCTCTAGATTTTCTATTACTTTCTAACCATTGTTCATTAAACTGTGGATCATTTTTTCTTTTATTTGCAAATGACTCGATCCCTTTTATAGAATCTTGTTTAGTGAACACATGTCTATTTTTAGACAATACGCTCGCATGATATCCTAACATACCAGCTTTTGCTTTATCTTCTTTTGTTGCAATTTTGTTGATATGATCGAATCCTCCATGTCCTCCACGTCTAATATTGTAAACATCTTTTCTAGATAAAAATTCTTCAGTAATATACTCTTTTTCTCTTTCATACATGGATTTTTGATCTTGAAAAATTTCCAAGATATCTTTGCGAAAATTATCGATTCCATATCTTTTTATGGCCATATTAATAATTTTCCCACTTCCCATATATCCATCATTCATGTCATTGGTTTTATGAACACCAATATAAATTTTATCATTTAAAAGATTGGTAATTCTATACAAATAATAAAACATGAATTTATAAAAATTATTTTTGTGTGCCCAAGGTCGGATTCGAACCGACACGACCTTGCTTCTAAGGCAAGTACCTCATACCAATTGGGTTACTTGGGCTTGTTTATATAGTCTTTCTATCTCATATACTCGGACATAAATTTCTCTAGAGGAATTTCACGAATTTCCGTTGAGTTGGCCCATCGATCAAAATTAGCAACTGGTTCTGATACATCAACTACCCATGTACGACCCAGACCATTTTTGCGAAGTCTAAAGTAGCGACCATTTCTACCAAAACAACCAGAACCATACTTTATTACGGTGCGCCAATTGTCTCGATATGTTAACTTGAATCCATTTATTCTGAACCAAGTCTTCATATCACTTTTCGACATTTTGCTCACTTCCAAAAACGTTAGACCAGCACTTTAACTTTTGCATTTTTGCTTCTATGGCACGATCAACTGCTGCACCCTCAATCAATTGGCGTTCGGCCATTAATTCAATCATGCAAAGCAAATCACCAATTTCTTCCTCTAGCCGCTCTCGATTGTTTAAAACTTCTTTGGGATGTTTTGATTCGAAGCCGAATCGAAACACTTTACTGATTGCTTGTGTCACTTCAGCACATTCTTCCAATGCAATGAGCAACACCTCTTTATCACTTTCATTCATATTATAATCCAGATTGTATGAAACGCTTTACAATGTATTCTTTTGCTTCACTCAAATTTCGCACATTTACATTATGAGATTCTTCGTTTAGCTTGTATCGAATATTAATCTTTCCTGGTGAATAAATTACCACTGCGCCATAAAAATATTTGTTCTGACCAAACGGAACTACATAAGCATCCCTGTCTTCGAACCTTCGCTTATAGTATGTACCAGCACCATTGATTTTGTCAAGAGCACCAAAGCGGATAGTATCTAACAACTCTAATGCAATTGATTCTCTTGGTCCCATGCCGGGTTTAAACGAATGCATAAAAATCACCATGTTTGTGTTTAGGGTTCTTTTTACGCTTATCGCCAACAACCCGTATACGATACTTAGGACTTCTGAGATCCTTAGAAACTAAGTTTCTAGGTTTACCAGAAGCTGGAATTTTAAAATTCATCACCATAATATCCATAATCCTCGTCGGTTCCCCAACCCATAGAAGCTAATGCATTAGCATCTGCTTCAGCATCGGAGAGAAAAGTTTCTTCCTCAGAAAAGACTTCTTCTTCCAAATCAGTCTTTATCGATTCAACCCAATCAAGAGGAACACAGAACTTCGCTGCTACCTCTTCGACAGTATACTCTGCTTCAAGCATTTCCACAATGTCGGACCACAATTCTTTCATCCTACTCATTTCTTCAATTCCTATTTAAGCACCAGTCCAAGCAACTTGACCGAAGTCCCGAGCCATCGTGTTACCGCGAGCAAAATTCTTCGCAGGAGCATTCCAGCCAGCAGCCTTGAGAATGTCACCCTTAGTAAACTTGCCCATGTCACGCAAACACACAAACGAATGAACGCTGCGCGATCCGCCGCTAGTCGTAATGATCTTGGCAAACTTGGTGCCGTACTCAATCGAGAGGCCCATGCAAAACTCAATACAACGTTGCTGTTTCCAAGAATCGTCATCTTCTGGTTTCACCCACTGAATGTAGTTCATACGGATGTGATCAAGATACTCTTCAAGGCCGTCGATTTTGAATTCGGTTGTCATCATTTGTTCCTGTTTATTCCCTACCACAAGATCTATTCTACGCTGGTTTGGGTTTGCTGTCAAGGCTTTTCTCGATGTCGTATTTTTACTACGGTTCAACCGAGAGTCTCGACAGAGCTACCAACGGCAACTCCACACAAGACTAGAGCAACAAAACCAACCATCACAACTGCTAAAAACGTAATCATCTCAAACTCCTATCAATTTCTCTCTCACCACAAGATCTATTATACTCTGATCGCGGCAAAAGTCAAGGATTTTCTTGGTGTCGTATTTTCGCAACAATTCAAAAAGTGTTTAGGCTGGGCTCTAGTTCAGCAATCAACTGACGCTCACGCTGGTGTGCTGGCTTGCGTCCACGCACAATTTCGACAACCTCATACTTCCAGTCGCATTGTGCTAGTTCGCGGATTGCTACACACATAGCCCAGTCTTTGTTCTCACATTTCGCGCGGCTCACATGCTTCTGCCACCGTACTTTGACGGCGCGGAGGAATGCTCGCCCGGTTGCTACGGTGATACCGATGTATGTGTCGCCGGTGTCTACACAAGTCACGCGGTAGACCACGTGGTTTCTGTCTGATCGTTTCTTTCTTTCCATACATACAAGTATACGCTGATCTCCAGGAAAGTCAAGGACTTCCTGGATGTTGCGAAAAAACGACACTTGCTGTTGCGAAAAAACTACGGTTTGTCGATAAATGGCAATATGCTAGGTGAACTCATTATTCTCATAGAGTGCGATCCCGCTTTGCGTCTTGGCTTAGATTCCTCGTCGAAATTTAATAGAGGTGTTTTATTAAATTTTTTAGTATATAAAAAAATAAACTCAGACTCTACTGTACTTACAAATGAGCGCATTGGCGTTTCATCCATATCTACACTTGGAATACCTATGCCCACATATCTTTCTTTTTGTGGCTGTTCATCTGGTCTATAATATTCAAAATACAATTTAGATCGTTTATTTAAAACATTTCTCGATTTAGAGAATGTTGTTTTTAGTTCGCGAAGATAACTATTATGTTCTAATATTCTCTTTTGTAAACCTGTAACTATTTCTCCTCCGCGCTTTTTACCCGATGAAGTTTTACTTTTTTTATCATAAGATATCCCACAAGTCATTCCAAAATAAAACGTATCTTCTATTTCAAACGGAAGTATGTCATTCTTTGGCTTTTCTTCTAGAAAAGCAAATGAATAAATTGCATTATTAATGTTCTTACTTAAATCGTATGCTCGTTGCCATGTATACCAACCCAAAAACTTTCCACCTTCATTATGAAAATGTAACACGATTACTCCTAAAAATAGTTACTCTTCAAAACTCTCATATTCGTCCCATTCATCTTCGCGAATGTTGTTGGGATCAATAAACTTTGTCTGGTGTTTGAACTTTGTTTTTTGCTTTTTTGATTCGTTCAACCTAGGCTTTCCATGAGAACGCCCATCTTCATTTTCATAAAAGTCTCTAAATCCGCTATACTTTTTATTTGTCTTGGACATGGCGTTACTTTGATTCTCCAACAAAAAGTTCTGGTAATGCTTCCTCGACTAATTTTCGAGTGAAGCCTTTGTAAGTTAGTTTTTTATTCTTGACCATAAGGACTAGCTTTGCTTCTTCAGGAGAAACTGTTTCCAACAATTCAATGAAAAGTTTTTCTCGTTTGATTGTGTTTAGATTGCTTTCTTTGAAGAAATACTGAAACTTTCGCATTTCCCTAGGCAATCGATTGTGTCCCATGTTTTCTGGAGTTTCCATAGGTTTGTATGGAGGATCTCCTTCAGGCAAATCAAACTTTACATCTTTATGGTAT